ATCTGTAAGTGACCCTAGAGTTAACACCTTATGACCTCTTAGAGTTAACACCTTATGACCTCTTAGAGTTAACACCTTATGACCTCCTTATGGCTGCCTATCCTTATGTTAACCTTCAGTCGGTGCCTTCAGTCTATAGACCTAGCGTTACCACTATTAGACCAGCCTTAAAGACCATACAGCTAATACGACTCACTATTGAGAATGGTCTATGTTGATTGCCCTTCTCTATATGTCTAACTTAAAGAGACTCTAAGACTACTTAAAGTTTCAACTAATGGTTGACTCTAAGAAACAACTATGAGACTATAGCAACCGTTGAGAGACACAACGCTACCAACTACCAGACAAGACCTAGAGTTATCTGGTAACGCCGAAGGGTCTCAAGTAGTCATCAACCAGACATACGAAAGTGGTTGACTCAACGAAAGCAATAACGTAGTATAGCAGTCGTCAACAACTGGTCGCCCTCTGAAACAACATGAGGTGTCACGGTGAGAAACAAAGTAGTTGACAAGTAGCAACAACAAGATGTAAGATGTATCGCAGTAGACACCGAGTGTCGTAGGTGTAAAAACGCGACATAGTGGATAGATGCCGAAAGCACAAGCAACCACGATAATAAAGGGCTTGTCGGAACTGTAACTCCCGTGATGTCCCACACTGAAAGGGACTCGGTGCTAACGAAACCTGCACTTAAAGCTCTTTAACAATTTGGAATAGCACTCTTGAGATGACGGCACTAGCGATTAACTCAAGGTGACTCGAAAGAGAAGCCTTTATGATAATCACTGTAACCAACATCGAGGCAATCATCATGATTCACACTAAAGAGCAAGCTAACGTTTTCTATGTACTGGTAAGCGCATTCCGTTCTAACCTCATCGATGAGGTCAACATGAGTCGCCACCGTCACATGGTGAACAACTTGCGCAACGCACCGGGTCTCTATGGTAGCGTTGAGTCTACTGATTTAACTGGCTGTTACCGCGAAGCCATCTCAAGCGCACCGACTGAAGAGAAAACAATCCGTGTACGTTGTAAAGACAAGGCACAGGTTCTCAATGTCGCACGTCTGGCATGTAATGAGTGGGAACAAGATTGCGTACTGGTCTATAAGTCACAGACTCACACGGCTGGCTTAGTGTACGCTAAAGGCATCGACGGGTACAAAGCTGAGCGTCTGCCGGGTAGCTTCCAGCGCATCCCTAAAGGTGCACCAATCCAAGGCTGCTTCACGGTTGATGAGTTCGGCAAATACTGGCAGGTAGCATAACATGGTCGCACTCTTTGTAATCACTGTGTACGCTCTGATTGGGGCGTACTTCCTGAGAGACTTCAAGCGTGGTCTGGTTATACACAAAGCTAACTTCTCGCACCTGAAGTATGGCTTTCTACCACGCTTCACTGTACGCTTACCTAACGGTCGCTTTAAGGCGAACAAGGTAGGAATCTTTTACATCGCAACGCACAACTAACATTAATCTTCTCTCTCTTAAAGTTTAACTAAATAGGACACAATCTAATGAACTACACCGACATTCAGGCACGTCTGGCAATCATCAAGTCTCTCCCGATTAGCGAACTGGACGAGCGCCAGCCTCTTCTGGTTGCACTGGCTGCTGACATCGTGAACGGTGAAACATGTGATGGTAACGACACCGATAGCTCGAACGGTCTGGAGTATCAAGACTGGTGGTGCTCTCTTGGTTCCCTCATGCGTGATGCTGGGTTCCACCTGCTGGGTAATGGTCACTTCAGCGCGGCCTACTCGCACGAAATGTTACCGGGTCGAGTCATCAAGGTTGGCTTTAAGAAAGAGGATTCAGGCGCTGCTTACACGGCCTTCTGCCGGATGCACCAAGGTCGAGCGGGTATCCCTAACATCTATCACGTAGCACGTCACGCTGGCTGTTATACGGTCGTACTGGACAAGCTGTTAGCATGTGACCGCTACGCTAATGATACACACGGGAACTATGCGAGTGCTGCCCGTGAGTTCATTGAATGTACTGGCGGTGATGCTGAAGAGTACGCACAGTTTGTTAACATGGAGTTCATAGAAACGTGCAAGATGATTCGTGAGTTCTTCTACGGGATTGCATCATTCGACATGCACAGCGGGAACATCATGTTCGATGCGAACGATGTCGCTTACATCACTGACCCGGTTAGTTTCTCTCATGACCGTGAACGTGAGGACGGTTTCCCGTTAGACCCTGAAGCACTGATTGCTGAGGTCGAGGCGATAGCTAACGAGCGCATCATTGAACGGTGTCGCAACCGTAAGGCAAAGCGTGACCCGAACGGCACGTTCCGCATCAACCGCAAGGCCAACATGAAGCGCCGCAAGCGTAACCGTAAACACGCCGAACGTGTAGCTAAACGTGACCGCTTACACTTTATGGCAATCCGTAGGGAACGCGGTGCAATCGAACGAAATGAGCGGCGCGCTGAGATGCTCATGGGGTCGGTTTGGCATGACTTCTGGCTTCGCAATGGCAACGCAACGGTACGCAAGGTTGACCAAGTGAACGGCTTCAAGTGGCAAGTGGCTGACGGTCTGGCTATCCAAGCTGGCGCACCACTGATGATTGACAAACTGATTGACGCACAACTGCAAGGCTGATAAGGTGTATCTTCAAGGTCGGCACTGACTGCTGGCCTTTATAGATAAACTTTCTTAACAACGTGAGGCAACAATGACTAACGTAATCAACGCACCAAAGAACGACTTCTCTGACATCGCTAACGCAATCCAGCCGTACAACATTCTGGCTGACCATTATGGCGCACAGCTTGCGGCTACGCAGCTTGAGTTGGAACATGAAGCGCACACTGAGGGCGAGAAGCGTTTCCTGAAGGCAATGGAACGTCAAATCAAAGCGGGTGAGTTCGGCGATAACGCAGTGGCTAAACCGCTCCTATCATCCCTTGCACCGAAGTTCATCGAAGCGTGGGGCGCATGGTTCACCGAGGTGGAAGCGAAGCGTGGCAAGCGTCCAGTAGCCTACAATCTGGTACAGAAGGTTGCACCTGAAGCGGCTGCTTTCATCACACTGAAGGTCACACTCGCTTGCTTGACGAAAGAAGAGTTCACCAACCTGCAATCGGTCGCCACTAAGATTGGTCGCAGTATTGAGGATGAATTGCGTTTTGGTCGCATCCGTGACGAAGAAGCGAAGCACTTTAAGAACCACGTACAGGAGGCACTGAACAAGCGCGTTGGTATCGTCTACAAGAAAGCATTCATGCAAGCTGTAGAAGGCAAGATGTTAGACGCTGGTCAACTGCAAACCAAGTGGACTACATGGACACCTGAAGAATCAATTCACGTTGGTGTGCGCATGTTGGAACTGCTCATTGGGTCTACTGGTCTCGTTGAGTTACACCGCCCGTTCGCTGGGAACATCGAGAAGGATGGCGAGTACATCCAGTTAACCGAACAATACGTTGACCTGTTATCTAAACGTGCTGGTGCACTGGCTGCAATCGCTCCAATGTATCAGCCTTGCGTGGTCCCACCTAAGCCTTGGACTTCTCCGGTCGGTGGTGGCTATTGGGCTGCTGGTCGCAAGCCTCTCTCTCTGGTTCGCACTGGTAGCAAGAAGGGACTTGAGCGTTACAACGATGTGTACATGCCTGAAGTTTACAAGGCGGTGAACATCGCACAGAATACTCCTTGGAAGATTAACAAGAAGGTTCTGGCAGTGGTCAACGAGATTGTGAACTGGAAGCATTGCCCGGTTGAAGATGTTCCTGCTCTGGAACGTGGTGAACTGCCTGTCAAACCTGAAGACATCGACACGAACGAGGCATCTCTCAAAGCGTGGAAGAAAGCGGCCTCCGCAATCTACCGCAAAGAGAAGGCACGAGTGTCACGCCGCATGAGCATGGAGTTCATGTTAGGTCAGGCCAATAAGTTCGCACAGTTCAAAGCTATCTGGTTCCCAATGAACATGGACTGGCGCGGTCGTGTGTATGCTGTGCCGATGTTTAACCCGCAAGGCAACGACATGACTAAAGGTCTGCTGACGTTGGCTAAAGGTAAACCGATTGGTGTCGATGGGTACTACTGGCTGAAGATTCACGGTGCTAACACTGCTGGCGTGGACAAGGTGGACTTTGCAGAACGCATCAAGTTCATTGATGACAACCATGAGAACATCATGAGCGTAGCTGCTGACCCGATTGCTAACACTTGGTGGGCCGAGCAAGACTCTCCGTTCTGCTTCCTCGCGTTCTGCTTCGAGTATGCAGGTGTGCAACACCACGGGATGAACTACAACTGCTCTCTTCCGCTGGCGTTCGATGGTAGCTGCTCCGGTATTCAGCACTTCTCCGCGATGCTCCGCGATGAAATTGGTGGTCGTGCGGTTAACCTGCTGCCGAGCAAGGAAGTACAGGACATCTACCGCATCGTTGCGGAACGTGTGAACGAAATACTGAACCAAGATGTTATCAACGGGACCGACAACGAAGTAGAGACCGTGACCAACAAGGACACAGGGGAAATCACTGAGAAGCTCAAGCTGGGTACTAAAGAACTAGCTGGTCAGTGGCTGGCCTACGGTGTGACTCGCAAGGTCACTAAGCGTTCGGTTATGACGTTGGCTTATGGTTCCAAAGAGTACGGATTCCGTGACCAAGTTCTTGAGGATACCATTCAGCCAGCTATCGACGATGGCAAGGGCTTGATGTTCACTCAACCGAACCAAGCGGCTGGTTATATGGCTAAACTGATTTGGAACGCTGTAACGGTGACTGTGGTCGCTGCGGTTGAAGCAATGAACTGGCTGAAGTCTGCCGCTAAACTACTGGCTGCTGAAGTCAAGGACAAGAAGACCAAAGAGGTTCTGCGCAAACGCTGTGCGGTACATTGGGTAACTCCTGATGGCTTCCCTGTGTGGCAGGAATACAAGAAGCCAGTACAGACACGCTTGAACCTGATGTTCTTAGGCCAGATTCGTCTACAGCCTACCGTGAACACCAACAAGGATAGCGGAATTGATGCTCGTAAGCAGGAGTCAGGCATCGCACCTAACTTTGTCCACTCAATGGATGGAAGCCACCTGCGCATGACCGTGGTTCGCTCCAATGAGGTCTACGGTGTGGAATCCTTCGCACTGATTCATGACTCGTTCGGTACTATCCCGGCTGACGCTGGCAACCTGTTTAAAGCTGTACGTGAAACGATGGTGAACACCTATGAAGAAAACGATGTACTCGCAGACTTCTATGAGCAATTTGCTGAGCAGTTACACGAATCACAGTTAGACAAGATGCCTGAGATGCCAGCTAAAGGCTCTCTCGACCTCCAAGAAATCCTGAAGTCAGACTTTGCGTTTGCCTAACGGAATCTAATACGACTCACTATTGGGAGCCTTCGGGCTTCCTAAACTTTAAGATACTTTAAGTTCTAACTTTAAGAGGCAACAATTATGTTTACTTTCATTGCAACCACTACCGCTATCGTGTCTACTACATTGGCTATCGTCTTCCTCAAGACTGGTAAGCAACTCAATGACCAACTCAATGCAGCCTATAAGGAACGTAAAGTTCTCAAAGACAATCTGGCTGAAGGTCATAGTGAACTGGCTTCCATGCGTAATTACATTGAGCGATACAAGCGAGAGACTGAGTACGACATCAAGTTTGAGAGTGACCGCACTAAGGCAATCATCACAGACCATGTGAACCGCAACAAGGAACTGAGAGAACGCATCAAGACTCTTGAGAAGTTCCGCGATGACATCCTGTTCAGTGGCATCACGTCCATTAAGTTCACCGCTCACATACCGGATGCTGGTTGGAAGCGCACTGAGTTCAAGCTGGGTATTGGCTCATGTGGTAAGGAAGTCCAAGCGTTGGCATGGGTGGAACAAGACGACCGCTATCTGCTGACACAGACGTGCACTGATGGTGAGAGTAAAGAGTTCACCTACTATAAGAAAGACGTAGCGGGTCGCATTGAGATTGCACGTAAGGTTGCAGACAATACGACTCACTAATGGGAAACACTGAAAGTTAAACTCAAGGTCATCACTTCTGGTGGCCTTCATGATTAACTGTCATTAAATATACACACACAAGGAAACAACATTATGCGTACCAACTTCGAACCAACTACCAAGCGCAACAACGTAATCAATGAACACGGTGCTGAATGGCAGGAACGTAAAGACCGCATGAAGAAACGCCACAAGACACAGCGTGGCAACGCTGAGAAACGTAACTGGAAGGAGGCACTCTAATGGGTCGCTTATACAGTGGTAACTTAATAGCATACAAAGACGCTATCGAACGACTCAAAGAAGACCACGATGTGAGTGTGGTCGTTGAGACTTTCCGCTATGAGAACTATGCGAGGATGCGCTGGGTATCCGGTGAGACTCTTCGAGTGGTCTTGCGGAATGGATTAGTGTTAACCTCAAAGTGTTTCGAACAGGACGATGAAGACGTTCGCTGCAATGCACAGACTGAATGGCTTCGTAAGGTACACAGTGACCTGAAGCACTGGAAGTAATACGACTCACTATTGCGAAAGAGTTAAACTAAAGGTCATCTTGATGGTGGCCTTTGTGATTAACTTTTGATTACTTAATAACCAACAATAGGAGTTCCATCATGGAAATCACATTCAAGACTAACCCTTTTAAAGCTGTATCCTACGTTGAGTCTGCCATTAAGAAAGCACTCGACAAAGCTGGCTACCTGATTGCTGACACTAAGCATGATGGTGTGCGTGGTAACATCGTGGTTGATAATACGGCTGACTGCCTGTGGCTGTCCCGTGTCTCTAAGACCATCCCCGCGCTTGAGCACCTTAATGGGTTCGACCAACGCTGGGCTAATGTTCTCAAAGATGACCGCTGGATTTTCCCTGATGGCTTCATGCTGGATGGTGAACTGATGGTCAAAGGCGTAGACTTCAACACAGGGTCTGGCCTACTGAGAACCAAGTGGCTCAAGAAGACAAACTGTGGATTTGATATTGGTGGAGTAGAGCCTCTCAAGGGGAGTAAAGTAGACTTCTGCTTAGACCCTAAGAAACTTAAGGTTGTCCTGTATGCTGCTATGCCGTATCACGATATGGTAGAAGGCAAAGAGTATGGCGTTATGTCCCTCCTGATGCAAGAGCATGTGCGTTCCCTCATTCCGGTTCTTAGTGAACACTTCCCGGAAATCACTTGGGAACTATCTGAGGCCAAAGAAGTCTACGACATGGTAGAACTTCAGGAACTCTACGAGAAAGCCCGCGCCGATGGTCATGAAGGTCTGGTCGTCAAAGACCCGCTGGAAGTCTACAAGCGCGGGAAGAAGTCTGGCTGGTGGAAGATGAAGCCTGAGAATGAAGCTGATGGTGTCATCGTTGGACTCAATTGGGGTACTCCGGGTCTGGCTAATGAAGGTAAAGTGATTGGCTTCGAGGTTCTCTTGGAGTCCGGTCGTGTAGTCTCTGCCAACAACATTAGCCAAGCGTTGATGGATGAGTTTACTGCTGCCGTCAAACATGCTGAGTCTGTGGGTATGGGTATGCCGTACACTGGCTTCGCCTGTCAGGTTGCCTACATGGAGGAAACCCCTGATGGTTCTCTGCGTCACCCTTCGTTCGTTATGTTCCGTGGCACTGAAGATAACCCAACGGAGAAGATGTAATGATAATCTTTGACCAAGGCATTTGGAAGGTATGGCAACACCCACACTTACAGGTATTCCACATCCTGAAGTGGTCTGAGGGAGACGACCCAGCCTCTTATGGGCGCAAGTGGGATTACTTCACACAGAAAGAGTGTAGAAGCATATCCGAGGTAAAGGCATATCTTCACGCCAACATGTAGTAACACTGGTCAGACTTTCGGGTCTGGCCTTTTCGTGTTTCTATTAGACTCACTATGGAGGAACAACCTCATGCTATTTCTAATTGCTGCTGCTATCTTTGCCACGTTTGCCTTCGTTATCATTGACGACAACTGCTGGCCTGATTGCTAATACGACTCACCTATGGAGGAAACACTTATGTTACGACTACACTTCAACAAATCAAACGGTATCTTTTCGGCTCGTGGTTCCGACCGCTCGACGGTTCTTGCCTCCGAGAAACATGCTGTCATTCCTAAAGTGCTTGGCTCGACCATTGAGTTAGCACCTCGTGTTCACGCTGTAATCACCACTGGCTTATATAAAGAAGCGACCACTGGCTCCCGGCCTTTCATTCCGGTTCTTGTCACCCGTTTCCCTAAAGTCCGTCTGGTAATTGCGCGTATCAAGGAGGTGTTCTAATGTCTGGTTGCATCGCATGTTTAGAGAAAGATGACCGCTACCCGCATACCTGCAAAACAAAGCACACCAGTGAGTGTACAATCTGGAATGGTGCTGGTGTATGTAGTTGCACTAAGTCAGACAAACCACAAGATATAGAGGGTGTTCGGACTCCGAGCCACTATATGTTGTTTGATGACATTGAGGCTATCGAAGTGATTGCCCGGTCGATGACCCGCGAACAGTTCAAAGGGTACTGCTTAGGGAACATCCTTAAGTACCGCCTCCGTGCTGGTAAGAAATCCGAACTGGCATTCTTAGAGAAGGACATGGCGAAAGCTGGGTTCTACGGTGAACTGTACGAGAAACATAAAGGTAAGTGCTATGCTTAAACCTAGCGAATGGTGTGAGCGTATGTTTGAAAAGACAGGCAACACCGACTACCTTGAATTATATAATCACTGGAAGGAGAGAGGACAATGAGCACTCTGAATAAAGGGTCACTGGTAAACGGTGACAAGAAGTTCTTCGCTACGGTAGAAGGCCAAGGCCAATCGTTCGAAGTACCTGTGTTCGCTACGTCTCTTGAAGAGGCCAATGAGTTAGCTGAGTGGCAATACGTCCCTGCTGGCTTCGCTGTAACACGCATCCGTCCAGACCGTAAGGTTTAATAGGACTCACTAATGGGAGACACAACGTTTCCCACTTTTAACTTTCAGAAACTAAAGGAGAATCATTATGGCATTCGCAAAACGTAAAGTATTCACTTCCGCTCGTGGTATTGCTGAACCTTACTGCTATCTGGCAAAGCCGGACTTCGGTAGCGGTGACTTCAAGAACGAACGTGGTGTCTACAAAGTATCACTGACTGTATCCAACGACGACCCTCGCTGTCAGAAGATGATTGACGAGATTGTCGAAGCCCATGAGACGGACTACGCTGCTCGACTCGAAGAGTACGAAGCGAACCCGCCGAAAGTTGTCAAGGGTAAGAAACCGCTGAAGCCATATGTTGGCGACATGCCTTTCATGGATAACGAAGACGGAACCACTACGTTCAACTTCAAGTGCTACGGCTCGTTCACTGACAAGAAGACTGGTGAGAACAAACCAATCGACTTGGCTATCGTGGACTCAAAAGGTAAGCGCATCCGTGGTGAGCGTCCAGCTATCTCTGGTGGCTCTGAACTGAAGATTAAATACACTCTGTTCCCTTACGGTTGGTCTGCTGTGGCAGGTGCTTCCGTTAAGCTGCAACTGGATTCCGTGATGCTGATTAAGCTGGTCGAGTTCGGTGGTGGTGATGATGATTGGTCAGACGAAATCGAAGAAGATGGATACGAAGCCGATGAAGCACAGACCCGTAAGCCGCAAAACGACTCTGGCTGGGATGAAGAACCAGAAGAGGATGATGAAGACGCAGACGGTGATTTTTAAATGTCAGCTGAGACACGCCTGAAAAGCAAGCTGGTGGCACAGGGCGAGTGCCTTGTGTTCACTGGCACTTTGACCAGCAAGGGGTACGGGCAACTGTACTACAAAGGGAAAACATGTAGGGCACATCGAGTAGCATTCGAGATTAAACATGGTAGACCCCCGAATGGTCTGTTAATGCACTCCTGTGATAATCCAGCTTGCTGCAACGTTGAGCATCTGTCTGAGGGCGATGACTTACAGAACCAACATGATTGCATAAGGAAAGGTAGAAAGCATACTAAACTTACTGTAAAACAGGTTGAGGAAATAAGAAGCTCAACTCTATCTCAAAGGAAACTTGCTGTACTCTATGGTGTGTCTCAACGCTTAATCTTTAATATTAAGAGAGGTATATCATGGCAGGTTACGGCGCTAAAGGAATCCGAAAGGTTGGGGCATTCCGCTCTGGCCTTGAGGACAAAGTGAGTAAACAACTCGAAAGCAAAGGTGTTAAATTTGATTATGAATTGTGGAAGATTCCATATGTGGTTCCCGCAAGTAATCATGTGTACACACCAGATTTTTTATTACCTAACGGTATCTTTGTGGAGACAAAAGGCTTATGGGAAAGTGACGACCGCAAGAAGCACTTGCTGATTCGTGAACAGTATCCTGAACTGGACATCCGTCTGGTCTTTTCAAGCAGTCGCACCAAGATTTACAAAGGGTCTCCAACAAGCTACGCGGAATACTGTGAGAAGCATGGCATCTTATTTGCTGACAAGCTGATTCCAGTAGAGTGGCTTAAGGAACCAACCCGGTCTGTACCGTTTGATAAACTAAAGACCAAGAAGGAGAAGAAGTAATGCCAAAGGTACAATTTAAACCACGCAGTTCTACGGAAGCAATCTTCGTTCACTGTAGTGCAACCAAACCATCAATGAATATCGGTGTACGTGAAATCAGCCAGTGGCATAAAGAGCAAGGCTGGTTGGCAATTGGTTATCATTTTGTGATTCGCCGTGATGGTACAATCGAAGAAGGCCGTCCGGTCGGTGTCGTTGGGTCTCACGTTAAGGACTGGAACAGTAAGTCAGTCGGTGTGTGCCTCGTTGGTGGTATCGACGATAAGGGCAGACACGAAGCTAACTTTACGCCAGCACAGATGCACTCTCTTAAAGAGAAACTGGCAGACCTGAAAGACCTGTACCCGGATGCAGAAATCAAAGCACACCACGATGTGGCTCCTAAAGCGTGTCCAAGTTTTAACTTGAGTCGCTGGCTGAAGACTGGTGAATTAGTAACAAGTGATTGGGGTTAATATTATGATGATTATTCATGAGATGGGAATGTACGATATGATTTACCGCTGCGTATTCGTTCTGGCATTGACCTATATCTTAACTCGTAAGTAATAGAACTCACTATGGGAGAGCCGAAAGGTTTCTCCCTTTGTTCGCTAAAATTGTATAAGGAGTAACCACTATGCGTAAGCTATTTGGTGAAGCACTTCCGGTGACACTTCTGGTCATCGTCATTATCATTTGTGGCGCACTGCGTCCGTTCCTGTAGGAGTCCTATCATGGATATGGAAGAACAACAAGAGAGTATATTCCTCTATCATTTACCTTGTGAGAACTGTGGGTCGTCAGATGGTAATGGCATGTATTCTGATGGACACCAGTATTGTTTTGTGTGTCAGAACCATGTGCGTGGAACCGAGGAAACTCGTGAGACCGTGGCGAAGACTCGCAGAAGCTCATACAACACTGGAGGTGACAAAATGTCTAACCTGTTAAACTTTGGGGATTCAGATGGTCGCTATACGAACCTCAAAGCTCGTGGCCTTATGGAAGCTATCTGCCGTAAGTATGGCTATTGGGTAGCGAAGGTCAACGGAGAGATGCTTCAGGTTGCGAACTACTATGACGTTGAGGGAAACCTTGTTGGTCAGAAAGTGCGCGACAAGAACAAAGAGTTCTCCGCTAAGGGGAAACTCAAAGCTGACCTATTGTTTGGTAAGCAGTTATGGAATGGTGGCAAGAAGATTGTGGTGACTGAGGGTGAGATTGATTGTCTGACCGTAGCGCAGCTTCAAGAAGGGAAGTATCCCGTTGTGAGTCTCCCTATGGGTGCTCAAGCCGCAAAGAAAACATGTGCTGCAAACTTTGAATACTTCGACCAGTTCGATGAGATTATCCTGATGTTTGACATGGATGAGCCGGGTCGCAAGGCCATTGAAGAGTGTGCTCCTGTCCTGCCTAGCGGGAAAGTCCGAGTCGCTGTACTGCCTCTTAAGGATGCCAATGAGTGTTTGCTCAATGGACAAGCCAAAGCAGTAACCGACCAGATTTGGAATGCGCAACCTTGGGTGCCTGATGGTGTTGTCTCTGCTGTGTCACTTAAAGACCGTGTGCGTGAAGCGATGGTCAAAGAGGAAACAACAGGTCTACTCTTCACGGGACAACCGAAGCTCAACGACATGACACTTGGTGCTCGTGGTGGTGAAGTCATCATGGTAACTTCAGGTTCCGGTATGGGTAAGTCAACGTTCGTTCGCCAACAGATGCTCATGTGGGGTAAAGGCGGTGCGAAGGTAGGCTTGGCGATGCTTGAGGAAGCAGTTGAGGAAACCGTTCAGGACTTAATGGGCTTGAACAACCACGTCCGTTTACGTCAAGACAAAGAACTCAAGATGCAAATCTTAGAGGATGGTCGTTTCGATGAATGGTACGATGTCCTATTTAACACAGATATGTTCCACCTGTATGATTCCTTTGCGGAGTCACAGGAAGACCGTCTGTTTGCTAAGCTGGCCTACATGGTCGATGGCTTGGATTGTAACGTCATCCTGCTTGACCATATCTCTATTGTGGTCTCAGGGATGGAAGATAACTCTGATGAGCGTAAGACGATTGACCGATTAATGACCAAGCTGAAAGCCTTTGCGAAGACTAAAGGTGTGGTCGTGGTGGTAATCTGTCACCTCAAGAATCCTGAGAAGGGGAAAGCACATGAAGAAGGTCGTCCTGTTAGTATTACTGACCTGCGTGGTTCTGGCGCACTACGCCAACTTAGCGATACTATCATTGCCTTGGAACGTAACCAGCAAGGTGACTATCCTAATCTTGTCCAGTTGCGTGTTCTCAAGTGTCGTTTTACTGGCGATACTGGCGTGGCTGGACACATGGCCTACAACAAAGAAACCGGATGGCTTGAACCGACTGCATCACCTGAAGATGAAGGAGATGGAGATAGCGGCTGGGAACCAGAAGACGATGGTCAAGACTTCTGAGGACAATGATTGGTTGCTGACAACTCAATGTAGCTGCCCTTGGGATGCACCTTGTGTGTGTCCTGAGCGTGTACAGCATGGAGACTTACTAACTCCTGAACAGGCGTACATATACGGTCATTGGGAGCCAAAGAATAAATAAATCAATACAACTCACTAATGGGACAGACACTCTGTTCCCACTTATCAATCCACTTAAGGAGAATCACAATGTTTAAATTCATCAACACTCTTGGTAAGCTGGTAGTTAAAATGTACTTCCGTGAAGCTAAACGTCTGAACGACAAGGCTCGCAAAGATGCTGCACAGGCACAACGCTTGGCTAAACAGGCACGTCTGCTGTCTGAAGATGCAAGCGCTGGCGTTACGTCTGCTGCTAAGATTGCAGCGAAAGCAACCGACCTGAACAAGTTCTTCCTGTAATGGTTACGATAACCCTTGTGCTCACTCTGATAACTGTGAGCGGACAAACAATAAGTCAAGTCCCTATCACGGCACCAAAGGCTGAGGCATACGAGATATGCGAACAGCAAGGGCGCTCATGGTCTAATGACTTGATGAAGAACGGCAGGGTTTTCACTGCCAACTACAACTGCATCTAATAGGAGTAACATAACATGGCTATTAAATTCCCCGGTAACACTATCCGTCTGTCCGACACCATCGACCAGTATGCTCGTCGAGTGCACATCAACGTCCGTAATGGCAAGGTCACCTTGGTCTACCGTTGGAAAGACCACAAGTCCACCAAGGCTCACACACAGCGTGTGACTCTGGATGATACACAGGCAGGTCGTCTGCTGGCTTCCGTTGCTGTAGCTGCTACCGTGGCTGTAGGTGAAGACAATGTTCGTCAGGTTCTGCTGGGTAAGACCGTGGAGTCTGAGGGAAACATGCTTGCGGACAAGTGTGAAGAGTAAGAGTTAAACTAAAGGTCATCTTAACGGGTGGCCTTCGTGATTAACTTTTGTATGAAATCTATTCAACTCACTAATGGGAGAACAACACTATGCGTAATCGTAATGTAATCGAAGCTGAAATCGCTAAACTGGAAGCTGAACTGGCAGACATCAAGGAATACGAATGTGCTCGTGACTCCGCTGTCCACATCCTGAAGAACTTAGGGTGGACTCGTGTTCGCGGTAAGTGGGTGCAACCAGTGAATCGTCCTGACCTGAAGGTATTCGATAAGGACACCATGACCCACATTAAGGCTGGTGACTTCTGCACATCAACTGAGACATCCTCTCTATGGTACGTGCGCACGGTCGCTGGCAACATCTGCTGGTGCTCACGAGTGTCCCGCATTGCTCCTAATGGAACCTTAGTGACCAGCAACAACGTTGGAATCAAAGCTGAGAACCTGAAGGTAATCAACGTGAAAGACTATATGGGATACACCCATCGTTAAACTTTAAGGAGTAAACACAATGTTACTATCCGACATCGAAACAAACGGGTTGCTGCACAACGTTAGTCAATTTCACTGTGCGGTGACTTACGACTACACAACCGACCAGTACATCCGTTATCGACCTGATGACTTTGGGGCATACATTGATGCACTCGAAGCCGAGGTTGCTCGTGGTGGTCTCATTGTGTTCCATAACGGTCACAAGTATGACATCCCGGTAATCGAGTTGCTCGCCAAGAAACTGTTAGGCCGCGACGTTAAGTTCCCGAAAGAGAACGTACTGGATACCCTCGTGATGTCCCGCTTGATTTACTCTAACATCAAAGACACCGATGCTGGTCTGCTACGTTCTGGCAAGCTGCCGGGTAAACGTTTTGGTTCCCACGCTCTGGAGGCTTGGGGCTATCGCTTAGGCGAAATGAAGGGTGAGTACAAGGACGACTTCAAGGCTTCACTGGCTGAGTCTGGTGAAGAATATGTTGATGGTATGGAATGGCTCCTGTTCAACGAAGACATGATGGAATATAACGTTCAAGACGTTGTAGTCACCAAGGCTCTCTTCGAGAAACTTTGTAGCAACACATTCTATTTCCCTAACGAGACACCTGCTGGAAGCACAGAAGCAGAACGTTTCTGGAATGGTAGCCTTGAGGCTGTCAAACTGGAACACGATGCTGCATGGCTGTTAGCCAAGATGGAACGTAACGGTTTCCCTATTGACATCAAGTCTCTTGAGAACCTGTACGCAGAACTCGCTGGCAGACGTGGTGAGCTACTCGTAGAGTTAACCAATACGTTTGGCTCATGGTACTCCGCTAAGGGTGGTACTGAAGCATTCAGGCATCCTCGTACCGGAAAGCCGCTCACCAAGTATCCTCGTGTGAAGTACCCGAAACAGGGTGGCATCTTTAAGAAGCCTAAGAACAAGAAGCAACGTGAAGGCTTAGAGCCGTGCGAGTTGGACACTCGTGATTATGTAGAGGGTGCTCCGTATACTCCGGTTGAGCACGTTGTGTTTAACCCTTCGAGCCGAGACCACATCACCCGTGTGCTTACCAAAGCTGGATGGGTTCCCGTTGAGTTCACTCCGAGTGGTGCACCAAAGGTAGACGATGAGGTCTTAGAGCACGTTAAGGTAGACGACCCTGATGCACAGCGTTGCATTGAGTTGATTAAAGAATACCTTATGATTCAGAAACGTATCGGTCAGGTTGCTGAGGGTGATAACGGCTGGCTCCGAATGATTGGAGAAGATGGTCGTATTCACGGAAGCGTTAACCCGAACGGTGCGGTAACTGGTCGTGCAACCCATAGTTTCCCTAACGTGGCACAGGTGCCTTCAATCCGTGCTGCATATGGTGAACCTTGCCGTGCTGCTTTCGGTGCCGAGCATAACCTGAAAGACGGTAATCCAGACCCTTGGATTCAAGTTGGTGTGGATGCGTCCGGCCTTGAGCTACGTTGCTTGGGCCACTTTATGTATCGTTATGATGAGGGTGAGTACGTTGAGACTATCCTCACTGGTGACATCCATACGAAGAACCAATTGGCTGCGGGTCTACCAACTCGTGACAACGCTAAGACATTTATCTATGGGTTCCTCTATGGTGCTGGCGCTGCGAAGATAGGACAGATTGTTGGTGGTACTGCCGAAGACGGTAAGCGACTCATAAAGAACTTCCTTGAGCAAACTCCGGCTATCGCTGCGTTACGTGAAGCAATCACAGGCACACTCGTCAAGGACTCTAAGTGGGTTGGCGGTGAACAGAAGGTGACTTGGAAGCGTCGATGGGTTCGTGGATTGGATGGTCGTAAAGTACACGTCCGTAGTCCTCACGCTGCGTTGAACACCTTGTTGCAGTCTGCTGGTGCACTTATTTGTAAACTGTGGATTGTTAAGACAGAAGAGATGCTCCTTGAGATGGGCTACAAACACGGCTGGGATGGTGACTTCTGCCTCATGGGTTGGATTCACGATGAGCAACAGCTTGCTTGTCGTACAGAAGAGATTGCCAAAGTTGTAATCGAAGTATCTCAACAGGCTATGCGTTGGGTAGGCGACCACTTTAACTTCCGGTGCCAATTAGATACCGAAGGAAAGATGGGGCCGAATTGGGCTGTTTGTCACTAATTAACAGGAGAAATATCATGGCTATTACTAAACGTTTTAAAGTATCATTCGAAGTCACCGCTGTAATCACCTCCGAGATGGAGGAAGGATTCACCGAGGAACTGATTCACTTGGCTAAGAAGGCTGCGGCTGGTGAGAAGATTAGTCCGCGTGACCGCGAGCTACTGGTACAGGCACTGACCTATGGTGTCGAGGGTGCTATCTCCTTTGCTGCTAAACAAGGTATGCGAGACTTTATTCGTACCGAATTACCGGAAGATGGACTGAAAGTCTCTCCTGCAACTATTCGCGAGGTGAAGTAATGGGTGATTATCTACGTGTACTGGCGGCTATCAAAAGCTGCCCTAAGACCTTTCAGTCGAACTATGTACGCAACAATGCGTCACTGGTGGCTGAGGCTGCGAGTCGTGGTCATATCTCTTGCCTATCAGTCGATGGGCGTAATGCTGGCGCTTGGGAAGTAACAGGCTCTGGTGTCCGATTCCTGAAGAAGATGGGAGGTTGCGTATGAGCGCAATTACACTGAAGGGGTTCTACGAGTTACGCCAAGGGAAATCCGATAAGGGTGTTCTCGTAATGGATGGTGACTGGCTGGTATTCCAAGCTATGGCAGCAAGTGAAGTCGAGACCGATTGGGGTGACGATGTGTGGACCTTAGAGTGTGACCACGGGAAAGCGTGGAACATTCTGGTTGACTCTATCAAGTCCTATGCGAGTCGTAAGAAGGCTTGGCGTGATGCACCTATCGTACTGGCCTTCACGGACGCTGTGAACTGGCGTAAGGAACTAGTGGACCCAACCTATAAGGAGAACCGTAAGGCATCCCGTAAGCCTGTAGGATACCGTGCGTTCGTCGAGCGTGTTCAAGCATGTGAGGACTGGATGTCTATCCTTGAAGACCGACTTGAGGGTGATGACGTGATGGGAATCATTGGGTCTGGTGCTAAACACTTTGGTTTCAAGAAGGCTGTGCTGGTCTCCTGTGATAAGGACTTTAAGACCATCCCTGATTGTGACTTCTTGTGGTGTACCACTGGTAACATCTTGACTCAAGACCAGACTACTGCCGACTACTGGCACATCTATCAGACCATCAAAGGTGACTTGACAGATGGCTATGGTGGCATTCCGGGCTGGGGAGAGACTACCGCTGAGTGGCTGGAGAACCCGTATGCCTTTGAACAGGTTGAGAAAACTTTCAAGTCTGGTGCTCGTAAGGGACAGACAGTTCTCGAATGGAAAAAGGTTGACATGGGTGAGCGAACCCTATGGGAAGCTATTGTGACACTTGGTGCAAAAGCTGGGATGACCGAAGAGGAAATCATTAAGCAAGGCCAGATGGCTCGCATACTTCGATTCGAAGAGTACAACTTTATCGACAAGGAGATTTACCTATGGTCGCCGGAACAGTTGCGTTCGTAATGTTCGCAATCGTAGCCTTCGCTATGGTGTGGGCTGCATTTATAGCTAAGAGTGTGTAACTCTAGGCATTCTTCTCGACAGTGAAATCAATACGACTCACTATTGAGAGGGGTGCCTATATGATACCTACTTTAAGTTTAACTTTAAGGAGAACATTAATTATGTTAACCCCTATCAAGAAGTATATGGAGAACCCACAAGATATTCCTAACGTTCCTCGTGCAACTATGGAGTATCTACAGGTTCAATACAATGCTGGATATGCTATTCAGTCAGGTCTAATCAACCGATTGAAACAGGCTGGATGGTCTGAAAGCTACATTGCTGGGTTCCTTGCGGGTCTCAACTATGCGTCTCAAACTCTGGACGACATGGAGGCAATCCGTAAGGAACAGGCTGAGTCCTAATCGTATGGAGGTCTTATGTGCTTTTCACCAAAGATTAAGACACCTAAAGTAAAGACTGAATCCATCCGAGCTATCGACCCTGCTCCACTGACTGAGGAACCGAAAGGTATTCTCTTTGGTGGCGAAGAGGACAACGATAGCGGAACCTCTTCTGAGGTGCCAACGGGTGGCAAGAAGTCCCTGAAGGTGAAACTGGATGACTCCGTTGAGAAGTCCAAGAAGGCAGACTCCGATGCTGCCAAGAAGAAGTCCAAGTCTGGTATCCGTACCAGTGTCTTTAAGAAGAAATAATTAGGAGGTGTATCATGGGTTGGGGTAAAAAGATTCGCAAATCAGTTAAGAAGACTATCAAGAAAGTAACTAAGCCAGTCGAGAAGATTGTCAAGGAAACTGGTAAGGCAGTCGAGAAGGTCGGGAAGGAAGCTGGTAAAGTCGTTGGTGGCGTTGCTGGTGCACTTGCTGGTGGTGGTAAGCCCGATGTACAGGTAGTTGAACAAGCTGCTCCTGTAGCTGCTCCGGCTCCTACTGCTGCACAGATTATCGAGCCACCGAGTAAAGACGATGTGGACACCGATGATGATGCACAGACCGAATCTGGTAAGAAGAAAGCTCGTGCTGGTGGTAAGAAATCACTGAGTGTCGCTCGTAGTTCTGGCGGTGGTCTTAATATCTAACAAGGAGGCGCTAAATGGCAAGCTCACAGAAACGTGAAGGCTTCGCTGAGAATGGTGCCAAGGCGGTGTATGACGCATTGAAGAACGACCGGAACTCCTATGAGACCCGTGCGGAAAACTGTGCGAAGTACACCATCCCCTCGTTGTTCCCGAAGGACTCCGATAACGCCTCTACTGACTACACGACTCCGTGGCAAGCAGTAGGCGCTCGTGGTCTGAACAACTTGGCCTCTAAGCTCATGCTTGCTCTGTTCCCTATGCAGACTTGGATGAAGCTGACCATCTCTGAGTTCGAAGCGAAACAATTGGTTGCACAGCCAGCCGAACTAGCGAAGGTCGAAGAAGGTCTCTCTATGGTCGAGCGAATCTTGATGAACTACATCGAGTCCAACTCGTACCGTGTGACACTCTTTGAGACCCTCAAGCAGTTGGTCGTCGCAGGTAACGCTCTGCTCTACATTCCTGAACCTGAAGGTACTTACAATCCCATGAAGCTATACCGCCTGTCTTCTTATGTTGTCCAACGAGACGCATTCGGCACGGTACTACAGATTGTGACCTTGGACAAGACTGCCTATGCAGCACTTCCAGAAGACGTTCGAAACTCTATGGACTCCGGTCAGGAACATAAAGGCGACGAAATGATTGATGTGTACACTCACATTTATCTTGACGAAGAATCTGGTGAGTACCTCAAGTACGAAGAGATTGATGGTGTTGAAGTCGATGGTACAGATGCTTCTTATCCGGTGGACGCTTGTCCTTATATCCCGGTTCGCATGGTACGCATTGATGGAGAATCATATGGTCGTTCTTACTGTGAGGAATACTTAGGTGACTTACGGTCCCTTGAGAACCTCCAAGAAGCTATCGTTAAGATGTCAATGATTAGTGCAAAAGTTATCGGCTTGGTTAACCCTGCTGGTATCACACAGGTTCGTCGTTTGACCAAAGCACAGACAGGTGACTTCGTGTCCGGTCGTCCAGAAGACATCTCGTTCCTTCAGCTTGAAAAGGCCGCAGACTTCTCTGTAGCGAAAGCTGTGAGTGAACAGATTGAGGGCCGACTATCCTATGCCTTTATGTTGAACTCCGCTGTGCAACGTACTGGTGAGCGTGTGACTGCCGAAGAGATTCGTTATGTTGCATCTGAACTCGAAGATACCCTTGGTGGTGTCTATTCGATTCTCTCACAGGAACTTCAGTTGCCAATGGTTCGTGTACTGCTGAAGCAACTTCAAGCAACCAATCAAATTCCTGAGTTACCGAAAGAGGCCGTTGAGCCTACTATCAGTACCGGGATGGAAGCATTGGGTCGTGGTCAAGACCTCGATAAGCTGGAACGTTGTATTGCTGCTTGGTCTGCTCTTGCTCCTATGCAGAATGACCCGGACATCAACATTGCGACCATTAAGTTGCGCATTGCGAATGCTATCGGCATCGACACTTCTGGTATCCTTAAGACACCTGAAGAGAAGCAACAGGAGATGGCTGAGGCCGCTCAAGGTACTGCTATGGAGAACGCTGCTGCGTCTGCTGGTGCTGGTGCTGGTGCACTGGCTACTGCAAGTCCTGAGAACATGCAAGCGGCTGCTGAACAGGCTGGAATGGTTCCAAATTAATACGACTCACTAATGGGAGAGACAATACGTCCTCCCTTTGAGTTCAACTTTATGAAATCTAAAGGAGATAACAATTATGGCTGGTGAATCTAATGCTGATGTTTACGCATCTTTCGGTGTGAACTCTGCGGTTGTCGGTGGGTCTACTCCTACTGACCACGAACAGGCTATGCTTGAACTCGATGTTGCTGCCCGTGATGGTGATGATGCAATCGAGTTAGTTGGCAATGATGACCCTTATGGTAATCCAGACCCGTTCGGTGAAGAAGACGAGAATCGTACTGAGATTCGTATCTCCACTGATGGTGAACCTGAAGAGACCGAAGAGGGTGAGATTGATTACTCCGAAGTCAACGAAGAAGGTTCCGAAGAGTTTGAACCTGTGGGTGACGTTCCAGACGAACTGAATGAAGCCTCAAGTCAACTCGAAGAGCATGAAGCTGGCTTCGAAGAGATGGTCAATCAGGCTGCTGAACGTGGTCTGTCCGAAGAAACTATCGTCCGTATCCAACAGGAATATGGTGAAGATGGTCTGTCCGAAGAGTCCTATGAAGAACTGGCTAAGGCTGGCTACTCTAAGTCCTTCGTTGACTCCTACATTCGTGGACAGGAAGCACTGGTCGAACAGTACGTTCAGTCTGTTATGGAGTATGCTGGTGGTGAAGCACAGTTCCAAGCAATCTACAATCACCTCGAAGTGTCCAACCCGGATGCTGCCGAGTCTCTGGTTAGTGCTCTGGAAAACCGTGACCTTGCGACCGTTAAGGCTATCGTGAATCTTGCTGGTGCAAGCCGTGCGAAGACTTTCGGTAAACCTGCTGCCCGTAGCATTTCTAAACGTGCCGTACCTGCTGCACCTGTACGAGCCAAACAGTCTGGCTTTGAGTCACAGGCTGAGATGATTGCTGCAATGTCTGACCCTCGCTACCGTTCGGACTCTAAGTTCCGTGCTGAAGTTGAGCGTAAGATGATGTACAGTAACTTCTAAAATTAATACGACTCACTATTGGGAGAGAGATGGAATCCCACGATTGGAGGTCACACAGACCATTAAGTTGCTGTGACATCTGGCTTCCGGGCTTGTCGTGGGAATGCTCCCTTTGAGTGATACACAATGAGAACCAACTCGTTTCAAGTAGTACCTCACACATTAAACTTTAAATCAACAGAAGGAGATTCAACATGGCTAGCATGAATGGTGGACAACAGATGGGTAAAGACCAAGGTAAAGGTATGAGCGCTGGTGATAAACTGGCTCTGTTCCTGAAGGTCTTCGGTGGTGAAGTTCTGACTGCATTTACCCGTACCTCCGTAACTATGAACAAACACCTTGTTCGCTCTATCCAGTCCGGTAAGTCCGCGCAGTTCCCTGTGCTGGGTCGTACCAAAGCTGCATACCTGCAACCGGGTGAGAACCTCGATGACAAACGTAAAGACATGAAGCACACTGAGAAGACCATTAACATTGATGGTTTGCTGACTGCTGACGTTCTGATTTACGACATCGAAGACGCAATGAACCACTATGACGTGCGCTCCGAGTATACCGCACAGTTGGGTGAATCTCTTGCGATGGCTGCTGATGGCGCGGTTCTGGCTGAAATGGCTAAACTGTGTAACCTGCCGTCTGCGTCTGATGAGAACATCGCTGGTCTCGGTAAGGCTCATGTACTGGAAGTTGGCAAGCAGTCTGAGCTTCGGGGAGACCAAGTTAAGCTGGGTCAGGCTATTATCGCACAGTTAACTCTGGCTCGTGCCAAGCTGACTAGCAACTATGTTCCGTCTGCTGACCGTGTGTTCTACACCACTCCAGACAACTACTCTGCTATTCTGGCTGCTCTGATGCCTAACGCTGCAAACTATCAGGCTCTGATTGACCCGTCTACTGGCTCTATCCGCAACGTTATGGGCTTCGAAGTTATTGAGGTTCCGCATCTGACTGCTGGTGGTGCTGGCGAAGACCGTCCAGAAGAGGGTGTAAATCCGACTGGTCAGAAACATGCGTTCCCTGAGACTTCCTCTGGTGACACCCGTGTTGCTCTGGACAACGTTGTCGGTCTGTTCAATCACCGCTCTGCCGTTGGTACTGTTAAGCTGAAAGATATGGCACTGGAACGTGCTCGTCGAGCTAACTTCCAAGCAGACCAGATTATCGCTAAGTACGCTATGGGTCACGGTGGTCTGCGCCCTGAAGCATGTGGTGCGCTGGTTTTCAACAAGGCTTAACTTCTCGCAAACTCGTAGGGGACACTGAGTCCCTTACTGAAGTTGAGCAAGAGCTAACGCCACAACAGAAAGCTGCCCGTACCCGTGCGGCAAACAAGGCTCGAAAGGAAGCTGAGTTAGCTGCTACTGAATGATAACTATATGAAACCCCTTGGGTGCCTTCGCGGGTGCTTGAGGGGTTTTTTCGCTACAACAGGAGGAAACCATTATGCGCTCCTATGAAACAACCCTAGAGACAGGCGAAGAGTTGGCTGCGGTCAATGACATCTTGGCCTCTATCGGTGAACCGCCAGTCTCCACTTTGGAAGGTGATGCTAACGCCGATGTCGCTAACGCACGTCGAGTTCTCAATAAGATTAACCGTCAGATTCAGTCGAAGGGCTGGACGTTCAACATTGAGGAAGGCCAACAGTTGCTGCCTGATGTGTTCAACGGATTGATTCCCTATATGTCTGACTACCTGTCCGTACTGTCTGAAGGAGGCGCGACCGCTTACGTTAACCGTGGTGGTTACGTCTATGACCGGACTACAGGAACCGATGTGTTCCAGAACCCTATCACTGTGACCATCATTAAACTGAGAGAGTTCTACGAGATGCCTGAATGCTTCCGCTTCTGGATTGTCACTAAAGCTGCCCGTCAGTTTAACAACAGGTTCTTCGGTGCACCTGAGATTGACGCTGTGTTGGCTGAAGAGGAACAGGAAGCGAAGATGCAGTGTGCCGAGTACGAACTGGACTTCGGTAACTTCAACATGCTTGATGGTGATGCCTTCACTGGTGGTCTGCTGTCTCGTTAATGATAACAATTTAAGGAGGTCTCTAATGGCTCTTATTTCACAATCCGTCAAGAACCTGAAGGGCGGTATCAGTCAACAGCCGAACATCTTAAGGTTCCCCGAACAGGGTTCCGAACAGATTAACGGTTGGTCTTCGGAGACTGAGGGTCTTCAGAAGCGTCCACCTTTTGTCTTCACTAAGACCATTGGAGACCAGAATGCCCTTGGTACAAAACCGCTCATCCATTTAATCAACCGCGATAGCGTAGAACAGTATTACGTTGTGTTCACAGGACAGGCAGTCCGAGTGTTCGACCTCAATGGCAAAGAGTATGCTGTGAAGGGTGACTTGTCCTACGTGAAGGTAGGGAACCCACGAGATGACTTAAGGATGGTCACTGTGGCTGACTATACGTTTATCGTAAACCGTAACATGGTGGTGCGCGCTGACACTGCCCCTCTGTATAACCTAAAGGAGAATGGGGACTGTTTGATTAACGTCCGTGGGGGTCAGTATGGGCGTACATTGGCATTCACTATCAACGGTGTACGTATCGCATACAAGATTCACAACGGTGTCGGTGATGGTGCTGAACAGGCTGTACAGGAGACAGACGCACAGTGGCTAGTTAAGAAACTAGCTGGCCTTGCTCGTGCTCACGGCTCCTTTAAGGACTGGAAGTTCGACGAAGGGCCGGGGTTCATCCATGTGATTGCTCCGGGTAACAGCCAGATTAACTCACTGTCCACTGAAGATGGCTACGCCAACCAGTTGATGAACGCAGTGATGCACACCAGCCAGTCATTCAGTAAGTTGCCTCTTGAGGCTCCCAATGGATACACGGTGAAGATTGTTGGTGACACCTCTAAGACTTCCGACCAGTTCTACGTTCAGTACGACAACGTGAAGAAGGTATGGAAAGAGGTGGCTGGCTGGGGCGTACAGAAGGGACTCAATGGTGGCACGATGCCTCATGCTCTTGTGCGTCAGTCTGATGGTTCATTCCAGATGCAAGCCCTTCCGTGGTCACAGCGTACCTGTGGCGACATGGACACTAACCCTACTCCGTCTATTGTTGACCAGACGATTAACGATGTGTTCTTCTTTCGTAACCGCTTAGGGTTCCTCGCTGGTGAGAACATTGTGATGTCCCGTACATCAAAGTATTTCTCATTGTTCCCTGCGTCCGTGGCTAACCTGTCCGACGATGACCCAATTGACGTAGCGGTGTCCCACAACCGTATCTCTATCCTGAAGTACGCTGTACCGTTCTCCGAAGAGTTGCTCCTATGGTCAGACCAAGCACAGTTCGTGTTGTCTGCTCAAGGTATCCTCTCACCGAAGTCAGTAGAGTTGAACCTCACGACCGAGTTCGATGTGTCAGACCGAGCGAGACCTTTTGGCGTTGGGCGTGGTGTGTACTTTGCGTCACCCCGTGCTTCCTATACGTCACTTAACCGTTACTATGCGGTACAGGACGTTAGCTCTGTGAAGTCCGCTGAGGATATGAGTGCTCACGTTCCTAGCTACATCCCGAACGGTGTGTTCTCTATTCGTGGTTCCGGTACTGAGAACTTTATCTCCGTGCTGTCTGCGAATGCTCCTAGCAAAATCTTCCTCTATAAGTTCCTCTACTTGAATGAAGAGATTGCCCAACAGTCGTGGTCACATTGGGAACTTGGAAGCAACGTTACCGTACTGGCCTGTGACTCTATCGGTTCCACCATGTACCTTGTGTTGCGCAACCAGTCCCACACTTGGATGTGCCGTGCTCACTTTACGAAGAACAGCATTGACTTCCAAGATGAACCATATCGTCTGTACATTGACAACAAGGTCAAGTATGTGATTCCTAAAGGTGCGTACAACGATGACACTTACACGACCACTATCAAGCCTGTGGACATCTACGGGATGAAATACTGGATTGGTAAGTTCTACATTGTGGCATCTGACGGTTTAGTCTCGTGGTTCGACCCTCCGCGTGGTGGTTGGCCCAATGGGGTTCCCGTCCTGTCCATGAGTGGGGACCGAGAAGGCGAGACTATCTATATCGGAATGGCAATCAACTTCCGCTATGTGTTCTCTAAGTTCCTCATCAAGAAGACCGCCGACGATGGCTCTACAGCTACCGAGGACATTGGTCGCTTGCAGCTTCGCCGTGCGTGGGTGAACTATGAGGACTCTGGTGCATTCGTTGTCGAGGTAGAGAACACCTCTCGCCTATTCAGCTATGACATGGCGGGTGCCCGTTTGGGTTCCAATGCGTTACGTGCTGGTGGGCTTAACGTTGGTACAGGTCAGTTCCGATTCCCGGTTGCTGGCAACGCACAGTTGAATGAGGTCCGTATCATCTCCGACCACACTACTCCGTTGAACGTTATCGGCTGTGGGTGGGAAGGTAACTACCTGCGTCGTTCTTCTGGTATCTAAATGAAAACACCCCGACTCAATAAGTGAACAATACGACTCACTATTGGGAAGGGGTTTATACTTTAAAGGAGAAACTCTATGTTAATAATCAGACCTACCAAAGAATCAGACTTCGATAGATTCACTCCGTCACCTGAAGACATCGCTGAGGCACATGCCTACGGTATTGAACCATCATTTCCACCAGCCAATGAGTGCGTCACTATGTCACTTCATGGTATGCCAGTGGCTATCGGTGGCAACTGTGGGGACCAAGTGTGGTTCGTAACGTCCGCTCGTGTGTGGAAACTAAGTATGAAGACCCGAAGAGAGTTCCGAAAGCTCATTCTGGAATATCGTGATACCATGCTCAAACAGTATCCGATTATCTGGAACTACGTTTGGGTCGGCAACAAGTCCCACATTAGGTTCTTGAAGTCTATCGGTGCGGTGTTCCATAATGAGTTTACTGGTGACAGTAATCAATTCCAACTATTCACAATAGGAGGTTAACTATGTGCTGGATGGCTGCAATCCCTATAGCTATGCAAGGCGCTTCCATGATTATGGGAGGTATGCAGGGTGAACAGGCAAAGGCCGCACAGATTGACCAAGGTCGTCGTCAAAGTATGCAGATGTTGAAGGAGATGAACTACAACGAGGCTAATCTTAAGTTAGAATCTCGTGACCTCATTGACTCCACTGTACAGGAGATGACCCAAGCGAATATGAACCGTGTGAGAAACATGGGGACTATCCGCGCGGCAATCGGTGAAGGGATGCTTGAAGGTAACTCTATGGAACGTGTAACCCGCGTTACCGAGGGTGACTTCCTTCGAGAGTCTCAAGGTCTCACTGAGAACTACCAACGTGACTATAGTGTCATCTTAGGTAAGCGTTTAGCTAACCGTGAGAATACCGTAAGTCAAATCAATGAAATCAACAAGTCTGAACCTCGTCTGAAAGGCAAGCTGGAACAAATCATTGACCCATTAGGCTTAGGCCTAACGAAGCTGGTCGATGTGGCAACTGCTGGTAGCCCTCTGACTAACAAGCTGGGTAAGAAGGCAACTGCTAAAGTTAAGGCTTCGGATGCTAAGTCTACCGGACAAGGCAAGTAAACACAGGAGGTAACTGTATGAGTAAGTTAGCACAAGCATTGGGTAACATGGGTGCTCCTGCTGCAAGCCGACTCCGTGGAACTGGTCGTATGGAAGTTAAGGCCGCAACAGTCTATGAAGACCCTAAGTATGCCAAGAAGTCCGCTCTGATTGGTACTGTAGGTAAACTTGCTGAGATGGGTGCGGATGCTTATATGAAGTATGACCAGCACCAGAAGGACAAGGCAGACGAACGCTCTAACGAGATTATTCGTAAGCTGACTCCTGAGCAACGTCGAGAGGCCATTAAGAATGGGACACTGTTATATCAGGATGACCCATATGCGATGGAAGCACTTAAGATTAAGACTGGTCGTAACGCTGCGTATCTCGTAGATGATGAAGTGGCACAGAAGGTGAAGAACGGTGAGTTCCGTACTCGTCAAGAGTTGGAAGAGTTCCGTCACAGCCGACTGCAAGAAGCCGCTAAGAACTATGCGGAACAGTTCGGTATCGACGAGACTGATGAGCACTATCAGAAAGGTTTCAACTCCGACATCACTGAACGTAACATCGCCCTCTATGGTGCTCATGATAACTTCCTGAGCGACCAAGCTAAGAAGGGTGCTGTCATCAACAGTCGCGTAGAGTTGAACTCCGTGTTGAACGACCCGGAAACACTACGTTCTCCACATGCTGGTGAGTTCTTTGAGAACTACTTCAGTGCTGGGTTGACGACTGGTAGTATTCCTAGTGATGACCAAGCATTCACAATGATTAGCCAAGGTCTGTCTGACGTGGTTAACCGTGAAGGTGGCGGTCAGTTCCTGCAACAGATTGAGAACCGTAAGGTGAAACTCCACGGAAAAGAGACAACCTTCAAGGAACTGATGGGTGCCGAACAATGGAACAATCTGATGGTTAAGGCTCAACATAATGAGTTCCAGTTGAATGCTAAGAAGACCGAGGCGTTCCAACTTAATGTGAACTCTGCGTTGAACCAAGAGAACGTGAACACTGGCTGGGAACAGTTGCAATCCATCAAGGCTGAACTGGACACACTGCAACCGGGCGAAGAGATGACACCTGAACGTCAGGCGTTAATCAATGCACAGACGCAGATGCAGGACAGGATGAAGCGGGAGACCGCTGAGTTAGCCAAGCAGATGGACAAGCAACAGAAGTCGATGAACAAGATGAACGTCATTGACGCACAGTTCCAGAAGAGACTGAATGGTCAGTATGTGTCTACTGCGTATGGCGATATGCCTACCAACGAGAACACTGGTGAGTTCACCCATAGTGACATGGTTAACTATGCGAACAAGAAGTTAGCCGACATTGACGCTATGGACATCCCTGCTGAACAGAAGGACCGAATGAAGCTGGACTACCTCAAGGCTGACTCCGAGAAGGGTGCTTTCCGTACTGCGGTGGGTGAACTGATTGGTGACGCTGAGAAGGAATGGACGTCCGCTGTGATTAATGGGAAGATGCCTGAAGATGGCGGCGTGGCCCTTAATGCTCTTCGTCGTGTTCGTAATGCTGACCCTGAGTTATTCGCTGCGCTGTATCCTGATAAGGCCGAGATGTTCCTCACTATGGACATGATGGACAACCAAGGGATTGACCCGCAAATCCTGCTGGATGCAGATAAGGCTCGACAGTCTCTTACCAAAGAGATGCAGTACGAGGATGACAAGGCTTGGGCTTCGCTGAAGAACAACTCCGAGTCTCCCGAACTGTCCCGTATGCCAGCAACCTTGGACGCTGGTGCTCGTAAGATTTATGACTCTGTGAAGTACCGTACTGGCAATGCTGATATGGCGATGCAACAGGTCGATAAGTATCTCAAAGAGAACACAACGACTCTCACTGGTGATGGTGTTGATGGTGATACCATTGGTGTCTTAACGAGAAACTCTCTGCGTGTGACCGATGACCCGGACTCTTGGAAACAAGGTAAGGACATTATCGACACAGCCGCTAAGAAACTCGCTGAGACGAACAAGTGGATTACCAACAAGCAACTTACTGTGTTTGAGCGCGGTGGCTCTATCTACCTGATGGACACGACCGGACAGGTAAACATTCGGTATGACAAGCAGTTGCTCTCTAAGATGTACCAAGAGAACCAAGCGAAGCTGGACGAGGAAGCCCGTAACAAGGCACTCAAAGATGCCAACAAGCGAACCCTACATACACGAGCTATGAACCGCAAGCGTGAACGTGAAGCTAAGAAGCCTAAGCGCTCTGGCAGCATGTACGATAGCGTGAGTGGTAAAGGTATTCTGGATACGCTGACTGGTAAAGACTAACAGACCACGATAGGAGGTTCCAAGTGGATAAGTATAACCCGAACGAACCGCATGAATATGATGCGTTATTTCAACAAGCTGCTGACACACATGGAGTCTCCTATGGCCTTCTTCGGAAGGTCGGTTGGGTAGAGTCCCACTTTAAACCTACGGCTCAATCACCAACAGGGCCGAGAGGTGTCATGCAGTTCACTAAGGCAACTGGTCAGGCTTATGGTCTCCAGAACGATGAGGACTTCACTGACCCGGCTAAGTCCATTGATGCAGGTGCTCGTTACCTTGCAGACCTCGTTAAGAAATACAATGGGGATGAACTTAAAGCTGCCCTAGCGTACAACCAAGGTGAAGGACGCAATGGTAAGCCACAACTGGAAGCCTACGATTCCGGTAACTTTGCTGGCATCGGTGATGAAGGTCGTAACTATCTGCGTTCACTTCTGGATGTCGCTAAGTCTCCTAAGAGTGGGGACATTGAGTCATTCGGTGGTATCACCCCAAAGGCTAAAGGGATTCCGTTTGATGCTGCGATGAGTGGTATCGGGAAGAAAGGAAAGGTAACAACTGAACTCCCTGAGTCTCACGAAATGTCCTTTCAAGGTAAAGAACAGGCCGCCCCCAATCAGCCATTCGGAAAAGATTATTGGGAAGCCAAGGGCACAACTCTTGACGAAGCAAACGAGCGTTCAACCTTCTTCGGATTTGGTAATGCCGCTGAAGCAGAACTCTCCAACTCAACCTTGGGTGTTGCCTTCCGTGCTGGTAAGCGTGACAATGGTTTCGATGTTCTTACTGACGTACTTCAACCGACACGGTTTAATAGCCACATTTGGACGCCTGAAGAACTCAATAAGATTCGGACTGAAGTGAAGAACCCTGCGTACATGAACGTTGTGCTTGGTGGTTCCGCTGAGAACCTTGACGAGCTAATCAAGATGGCTAACGAGAACTTCGAGTTGGACTCTAAGGCCGCTGATGCTGGACTTGGTGCCAAGCTGTCTGCTGGCCTGATTGGTGCTGGTGTGGACCCGTTGACCTATGTTCCAATCGCTGGGGCTACCGCCAAGGGATTCAAGCTGGTGAACAAAGCGTTGGTTGTTGGTGCTCAAGCAGGTATGCTCAACGTTGCCTCTGAGGGTCTCCGCACATCGCTTGCTGGTGGTGATGCTCACTATGCTGAAGCTGCCCTTGCTGGGATGTTACTGGCAGGTGGACTGACTGCTGTGGCAGACGGTGTTGCCGCTGGTCTCCGTAAGTCTGGTGCTGAACAGATTGAGAACCCCTTTGCTGCTGCACAGATGCGTTTTGAGGCTCGTGAGACTGCCCGTAACACTGGTGGTTATGACGCAAGCCGTATGCCTCCTAGTGAAGACCGAGTGTTCTCACAGCACAACGGCGTTGAGTATGCACCACTGGAAACTGAACCGGGTGCTGTAGTGCTGAAGGATGGTTCCATTATCAGTGACACCAACCTAGCGAACCCCATGACAGCCAAAGAGTTTGCCGAGGTAGACCCTGAACGTGCTGCTTGGGGATTGCCTATGCGTGGCCTGAGTGAAATCGGTTTGAGAACTCTACGTTCTGAACATGCAGAAATCCGTGGACTAGCTAAGGACTTAGTGCGCTCACCTACAGGTATGGAGTCTGGCTCACATGGTAAGTTTGGGGCTACAGCCTCCGACATCAAAGAGCGCCTACACAGTAACAACCAGCGAACCTACAATGACCTCTATGGAGCAATGAAGGAAGCAATGGCTGACCCTGAGTGGTCTGTGGGTATGTTCAAGAGTGGTGCCCAAGGTGCTCGGCAGGAAATCTATCGTCGTGTTGCAATCGCTATTGAGCGTCCAGAACTTCAGGCTAACTTGACCAAGGCAGAACGTAAGGTGATGGACATCATGAAGGAACACTTTGACCTCAAGCGTGAGATGATGGAGAACCCGTCAATGTTCGGTAACAAGGCCAACTCTATCTTCCCTAACAGTCGTCACAAAGGGACTTACGTTCCTCATGTGTACTCACGGGAAGCCAAGCAGTTGTACTCACAGGCTCTCGGTGGCTCTGATGGTTTACAGGAAGCAATCGCTGCAAGCTGGATGACCTCTTACCGTTCACGTCCAGAAGTTAAGGCTCGTGTAGATGAGCACTTAGCGGAGACTTTGGGTATCGACGTTAAGGCTGTTACCGAAGAGATGGTCATGAAACATGCCAGCGACAAGGCATATGGTATTGCGAAGACTGACCAGTTCAACTCTTCCAGTGTCATTGATGACAACATTGAGGGTCTTGTGGGCATTGAGAACAACTCATTCCTTGAAGCCCGTAACCTGTTCGATTCTGACATGCCTGTAACGCTTCCTAACGGACAACAGTTCTCTGTGAATGACTTGCGTGACTTCGACATGAAACACGTTATGCCAGCCTATGACCGCCGTGTTGATGGTGATATTGCTATCATGGGTGGTACAGGGAAGACTACGGCTGAACTGAAGGACACTATCATGGCTCTCGATAAGAAGTCAGAAGGGAAAGGTACGATGAAAGGTGAAGTAGAGGCACTGAAAGATACCGTTAAGATTCTCACTGGTCGTGCTCGTCGCAATCACGATACTGTAGGTGACACTATGTTTCGTGCTCTGTCCGATATGTCATTCTTTACGAAGAACGCGTACATGGGCTTGCAGAACCTAACTGAAATCTCCGGTCTCTTAGCGAAGGGTAACACTCGTGCGATGCTGCATGGTGTCCCCGCTCTGCGTGACTTAGCGTTCCGCAACAAGCCAGTGTCCGGTAAGGAACTCAAGGAACTCCACTCAATGGTGTTCGGTAAAGAGTTTGATGACTTAATCAGACCGACACGTCAGGACATCATTCAGCGACTCCGTGAATCTACGGATACACCTGATGTTGCCGCTAAGGTTGTTGGTACGGTTAAGCACACCACTCAAGAGTTGGCTGCTCGCTCTCCGTTCACCAAGTTCCTGAATGGTACATCAAACTACATTCTCGACATGGCTCGACAGGGTGTGATGGGTGATGTGGTCACTCATGCTATCACTGGCAAGGGTGCCAACAAGTGGATTAAGAAGGACATGCTGAAGTCTGCGAGTATCTCAAAGGAACAGTGGGAAGGCATTCAGAACCTCATCCGTGAGAACGTCACTCAAGGTGCTGACGGTAAGTACACCTTCAAGGACAAGCGCAAGCTGGCTAATGACCCGCGAGCTATGGACCTGTGGAGACTGGCTGATAAGGTAGCTGATGAAACCATGCTGAGGCCACACAAGGTGTCCTTACAGGATTCCCATGCGTTCGGTGCACCTGCTAAGTTGGTCCTTCAGTTCAAGTCTTTCGTAATCAAGTCGATGAACTCTAAGTTTATCCGCTCAGGTCACGAGGCTATGAAGAATCACCGAGCTATGGACATGGCGTTAACCTATGCAATCTCTGGTGGCATCGCTGGTGCTTATTATGTTGCACAGGCACACATGAAGGCTGCTGGTCTACCCAAAGAGCAACAGAAGGATTACTTGAAGAAAGCTCTGGACCCTAAGATGATTGCCTACGCTGCGGCCTCCCGAAGTTCACACTTAGGTTCCCCGTTGAGTATCGCAAACTTCGCTATGGGTGCTGCTGGTTACGACCAAGGTCTCATGGTCCGCTCTACGATTCTCCCTAAAGGGGATGACAAGCGTGAGCGCAATAAGGCAGTAACTTCACGTGACATGGGTGATTCCATTATGGGTGCTATCGGTGAACAGGTTCCTGCTCTTGGCTTCGCTGGGGCTGCTCTAGCTACTGGTCGAAATGCTTATGGTGTCCTTACGGCTCCTAACAAACCGACCGAGCGTGAGATGATGACTGGCTTAATGAATGCTCACCGAGAGATGATTCCTAACGACCCAATCTCTCAACAGATGCTCATTAAGTTCTATGAGGCCAACGGTGTTCACATTAAGGCTGACAAGAAGTAAACAATACGACTCACTATTGGGAAGGCTCTCACAGCTTCCCTCCTATTATACCTAACCGAAAGGAGGCTACAGATGGCTAATAAAATTTCCACTGTACGTACTTACCCGCTGAACGGTGCCGTGAACTTCACGATTACCTTTGAGTATTTAGCACGTAAGTTCGTCCAAGTGACACTCATCGGGAAAGACCGTAAAGAGTTGGTTCTTAATCAGGACTATCGCTTTACCACTAAGACCCAAATCACAACCTCCCGTGCGTGGACTGCTGCCGATGGCTATCAGATGATTGAGATTCGTCGATTCACTTCTGCAACCGACCGTCTGGTTGACTTTGCTGATGGCTCAATCCTTCGTGCGTATGACCTTAACATCTCACAGATTCAGACGCTGCACGTAGCTGAAGAGGCACGAGACCTAACTGCGGATACCATTGGTGTCAACAATGATGGTCACTTGGATGCCCGTGGTCGTAAGATTGTGAACCTAGCGTTCGCCACCAGTGACTATGATGCTGTCCCTCTGAAGCAAGTAAAAGAGCGCGAGTCGTCTGCTTGGAACGCTGTTAACAAGGCCAATGAACATGCTAACCGCTCTAACACTGAGGCTAACCGCTCGCGAGATGAAGCTGACCGTGCAAAACGTGAAGCTGACCGCTCAACCCAACAGGCAGGCGTCTCTACGGCACAGGCCGCTGAGGCCAAGAAGCAAGCTGACCGTTCCAACTCTGAGGCTAACCGCGCTAAAGGATATGCTGATAGTATGACCGCAAGTGTCGCTGAGGCCAAGAAGCAAGCTGACCGTTCCAACTCTGAGGCCAATCGTGCCCGTGATGAGGCCAATCGTGCTGCCGGAGAAGTGACTAAAGCTGCTGCTGAGGTTGCCAAAGCTGCTGCACATGTTGAGACCGCTAAGGGACATGCTGACCGTGCTAACACTGAGGCTGACCGCTCAAAAGGTGAGGCTGACCGTGCTAAGTCTGAGGCCGACAAGTTGGGTAATATGAATGACCTAGCGGGAACCATTGAGAGCATTGGGAGTAACGGCAAGGATATTAACTTCAAGGGTGGTGTTAATGGTAACACAATTCTTGCTAAGAATTCTGTACACGCTGGGGTTCAACCAAACACTGCGTTCTTCAATGATAACACACTACGTCTTCGCAACCGTGACCACAAGGAACGCGCTTGGGACATCTTTGTTTGGGGTAATGATTCTGGACGGGGCAACGTACTGGAGTTCGGAACTAACTACGGTAAAGGGTATGGGATGTACTTGCAGTTTGCTAATGGTGATTCACAGGATTCCCAACTTCAGGTTAATGGTGCAATTGCAGCTAAGACAGATATTTCTGGACGGGGCATCACAGCAAATGGGGAATTAATTACCCGCTCATCAGTCCTTAAGCTGATTAACTCTGGTCGCCGCCACATTCAGTTCATGACCAATGATTCCTACACTGATGGTTATATTTATAAAGACCCCGGTGCTGGTGTGTGGAGACTTAACTTTGGTCAGGCAGCTAACATGGAGTATACGTTTGCTTCAAACGGACACTTAACATCTAACTCCGGTTGGAACATCCCACCAGATGGTAACTTGTACATCAAGAAATATAACACGTACATTGATGCGTGGGTGAACAATCGCCTAAGCGAACACGCCTACAACAAAGGAGAAGTAAACAACTTGGTCAATGGTCGTCTTACGGCTGGTCAAGGTGATGGTCGATATGTCCGCAAGAATGCTGGGTGGACTGAAGTGTGGAAAGGAACCGCTGGCGGTACTGTCTCGGTAGGTCTCTCACAGGATGTTCGTTGGAGAACCATCTGGATTCAAACTCAAGGACGCTGGAACCCGGTTCAGATTGGCGATAACGGGCCATACTACATCTCTTCTATGGGTGGGTGGCTACAGTTTACAATCTCCAACAACGGGAGAACTTTCCGAAATGATGCTGACCGTAGTTCTGTACCTACGAGAATCTTAGTTCAAAACCAATAAGGACAACACACAATGACCACGGATGGTCTCAACAATAAGGAGGACACAATGTTGTCTTTAGATTTTAACAACGAGGTAGTGAAGGCTGCTCCGATTGTAGGGACAGGTGTAGCCGATGGTGCTGCCCGTCTGTTCTTCGGACTGTCCCTTAATGAGTGGTTCTATGTAGCCGCAATTGCCTACACAGTGGCTCAAATTGGTGCCAAGGTAGTCGATGTGATTATCAAATGGAAGAAGGAGGGTAAAGATGTCTAACGATAAATCTTTGATTCAATTCCTTGAGATGCTGGACACTGAGATGGCTCAACGTATGCTTGCTGACTTGCAGAATGATGAACGCCGCACACCTCAACTGTACAACGCAATCGGGAAACTATTAGAGCGCCACAAGTTCCAAGTCTCCAAGTTACAGCCAGACCGTAACATCCTTGGTGGACTGGCAGATGGACTCGAAGAGTACCAGAACATGGTGGGCGCTGATGGTCTCACTGAAGATGATAAGTACACGCTTAACTGATGGTAATACTCAAGGCCACTACATCTAGTGGTCTTTATGAATTATCAACACAACTCACGGTGACGCTACGTGAAATCTGAGAAATGGGGAGGGTAGTTATGCTCAAGAATTTAAAGAGCTACGCCATCGCTGTGGCCTTTGCCTTGGGGATGACCCTTGCGTACAACCACGGCTATGACAAGGCTAACACTAAATGGGAACAGGAGGTGCACAATGAGTACGTTAAGAAAGTTGAGGCGACTGCGGATAAACAGGCTGCTCTCAATGAAGTCTCACGACAATACCAAGAAGACCTTGCGGCGCTGGAAGGCAGCACTGATAGGGTCATTAATGATTTGCGTAACGATGGTAAGCGGCTGCGTGTCAAACTATCAGCCACCTCACGAGAACTCCAAGCTAACGGTGGATGCCTCGTTGATGGTCGAGCCGAACTTGACGAAGAGTTTAGTAAGCGTCTTATCGGAGTAACTCAAAGAGGGGATGCGTGGATTAAAGCACTCCAAAATACAATAACTGAAATGCAATCTAAGAAGGAGAAATAATATGGCTACTACAAACTCAAGAACCCGCACACTCTGGACCATCAATGGTCGCTCACCAGATAGCCGTGATGTGTATGACCACAACAATATTGGTCTTCGTGTTGGGCGTATCGACATCCCAGCTTCGGAGATGGTTAAGGTAGAGGGCTACTCTAAGGTTGAATACGTTGTTCAACTGAGTGATGGCACCACTGAGCAACATGCTACGTTCGAGACCCTTATGTCCACTTGGGGTGGCTCCGTCGAGTCTAAGCCGGGAAGCGGGTTCATGACGGTGTTCCTGAATGAGCAAAGCACTGAGCGACTCGGTATGGTTCGAATCGACGTATACAAAGAGTGGACTGGTGCTGACCCTGAACCTGAAGGTGGCATGGCTTCCTTAGTTAGTGCAACGCTTTCTGCGTCTGATAGTGAATTTGGTACACAGTTCGTGGATAGCGAAGGGAAGAGCGCTTCCGTTATGTTCCAACCTAGTAACATCGACGGGGCTGTATCTAAGACCGACACTATCAAGGCTCTTGAGAAGCGCATTGATGCCTTAGAGAAATCTGCCAAGTAACAATAGGAGGCCACAATGTCTACTCAAGCAAACAAGAATGCGCTCATCGTGGCGCAACTTAAGGGTGACTTCGTGGCCTTCCTGTTCGTCTTATGGAAGGCTCTGAACTTACCTAAACCAACCAAGTGTCAGATTGATATGGCACGTACACTCGCTAACGGCGACCACAAGAAGTTTATCCTTCAGGCGTTCCGTGGCATCGGCAAGTCCTTTATCACCTGTGCGTTCGTTGTGTGGGTCTTATGGCGTGACCCTCAACTTAAGGTTCTCATCGTGTCTGCCTCTAAGGAACGTGCGGATGCTAACTCCATCTTCATTAAGAACATCATCGACCTCTTACCGTTCCTCTCTGAGTTGAAACCTCGACCGGGACAGCGTGACTCTGTGATTAGCTTTGACGTAGGCTTGGCGAAACCCGACCACTCACCTTCTGTGAAGTCTGTAGGTATTACTGGTCAGTTGACTGGTAGCCGTGCTGACATTATCATTGCGGATGACGTTGAGGTTCCCGGCAACAGTTCTACGAGTTCTGCTCGTGAGAAGCTCTGGACGTTGGTAACTGAGTTTGCTGCATTACTTAAGCCGTTACCTACCTCTCGTGTTATCTACCTTGGAACACCTCAAACCGAGATGACGCTCTATAAGGAACTTGAGGATAACAAAGGGTACAGCACAGTAATCTGGCCAGCACAGTATCCTCGTAACGATGCTGAGGCTCTCTACTATGGCGACCGACTGGCTCCTATGCTCAAGCAAGAGTATGATGAAGGCTACGAGATTCTTCGTGGACAACCTACTGACCCTATTCGATTCGATATGGATGACCTCCGTGAACGTGAACTCGAATATGGTAAAGCTGGTTACACTCTTCAGTTCATGCTCAACCCTAACCTGTCCGATGCTGAGAAGTACCCGCTGAGGCTCCGTGATGCCATTGTGTGCGCAGTGGACACTGAGCGTGGCCCATTGTCCTACCAGTGGTTGCCGAACCGTCAGAACCGCAATGAGGAACTTCCTAACGTGGGTCTGAAGGGTGACGACATTCACAGCTTCCATGTGTGTTCCTCTAAGACCGCTGAGTACCAGTCTAAGATTCTCGTCATTGACCCCTCTGGTCGCGGTAAGGATGAAACGGGTTACGCAGTCCTCTACACCCTGAACGGCTACATCTACTTGATGGAAGTCGGTGGGTTCCGTGGTGGCTACGATGACCCTACCCTAGAGAAGCTCGCTAAGAAGGCCAAGCAGTGGAACGTACAGACGGTCGTACATGAGAGTAACTTCGGTGATGGTATGTTTGGTAAGGTATTCTCTCCGGTTCTCCTGAAGCACCACAAGTGTGCCTTAGAAGAGATTCGTGCTCGTGGCATGAAGGAGATGCGTATCTGCGATACTATCGAACCGTTGATGGGTGCACACCGCCTTATCATCCGTGACGAAGTAATCCGTGAGGACTACCAGACCGCTCGTGACCTTGATGGGAAACATGATGTTCGCTACAGTGCGTTCTATCAGATGACCCGTATGACTCGTGAGAAGGGCGCTGTGGCACACGATGACCGACTTGATGCTATCGCATTGGGTATCGAGTTCCTTCGTGAAGGGATGCAGGTGGACTCTAAGGTGGGCGAAGAAGCTATGACCCTTGAGTTCCTTGAACACCACATGGAGAAACCTATCATCGGTGGTGACATGGCTCGTGAGTTAGTGTCTGGAGGTGTGGACATCTACTATGAGGACGATGGCGATGGAGAGTGCTTCATTGAGTGGTAATAGATAAGTATGCGGGAAAGGTGCATAGGTAAGCACTTAGTACCGCTACGTTACCATTGAGTAACTTACTGATATACATGGAGAAATTAATACGACTCACTATTGGGAAGGGCACCCTAAGACAACTTAAAGACACTTATAGACTGCATATGCAAAGTGCATACTTAGTGACTACTCTTAGAGACCCTTACAGTGAGGATGATAGTAATTGTAATTACATCCCTACTAACAGTGTAACCATCAAGTATAACAAGGAGGACGCTCTATGCGATTACTATCCGTGCTCAAGACACTGGCAACGCATCGAGTGACCTACAAATTTCTCGTTGTACTTGCTGCTTCCATTGGCCTCGCATCTAGTGCTGAACACATCGGTGAACTGGAGACTCTGCTTTGTTCTCTACTCACTTGTGTTTCTTAGACTACTCATTGGCGCTTAGTGCGCTCTTAGTGATTATGGTCGATATACATCTTCCCTATAATCACTGTAAGAAGTCAACTCTAAGAGTAACCCTTATGTACCCTCTATGGTCTACAGGGTCTCTTAGGGTCTCTCTCACGTAGTCTCACCTTATGATAGAGCCTCTGTGGTTAACCTTATGAGACTTTATGTACCCTTTAAGAATCCTACAGAAAAATCTGAGTGAGTATCTCATAGTTCATACAAAGTGTTTCCCCCCTATGGCCTCCTTCAGTTACCCAAAGAGTCGGCCCCTTATGGTAACTTATGGTTTACTTAATGTCAATCATTATGTGAGACATTGGGTGAATCATTGGGATGACCACTAGATGTAGTGCTTAGTGTGACCTTATGACCACTATATGTAGTCCTCTCTGTGTCCCTACG